CTTTTGGACAGAGTGGTACTAATAGTACTGGGTCGACTAATAATACTGCAACATCTTGGAATACAAATACTGGTTGGAGTTCCTCACATAATACTTCTGGAACTAATCCAACTTCTGGAACTAATCCCACAACGTGGAGTACAGGATTTACTAATAGTACTGGGTCGACTAATAATACCGCTTACGGTACTAGTAGGAATACAGCAACATCCTGGACAGATAGTGGTACAAATTCTACAGGATTTACTAATAATACTAACACTTCCTGGACAACCACATGGAATACAGCAACTTCTAGAAATACGGCAACATCTTGGAATACTAATACGAGTCATACTACAACTTGGAATACAGGATTTACTAACGCAACTGCTCAAACAAATAATACTAATACAAGTCAAACTACAACTTGGAATACAGGATTTACTAACGCAACTGCTCAAACAAATAATACTAATACAAGCAATACTACCACATGGAGTACTAATACAAGTAAAACTACAACATGGAGTACTAACACGAGTAAAACTACAACGTGGAGTACTAACACAAGTAAAACTACAACTTGGAATACAAATACTTCAAGAAGCACTAATTATGAAACCGCTTACGGTACTTCTAGGATCTCGAGTCGTGCTACTAGCACGAGTAGGAGTACCACTACGGTTTATAATACTGCACATAGTACAGCAAGCAGCAGAGCTACAGCAACTAGTAAGAGTACTACTACGACCTATAATACTGCACATAGTACAGCAAGTAGTAGAGCGACTGCAACAAGTAAATCTACTACTACAGTATATGCTACTACGCTTGGTACACTTACAAGTCGTGCTACAGCAACTAGTAAGAGTACTACTACGACCTATAATACTACACACAGTACAGCAAGTAGCAGAGCTACTAGTACAACTAAGAGTACTGATACAGTATATAATACTACGCACAGTACAGCAAGTAGTAGGGCTACATCAACTAGTAAGAGTACTACTTCGACGTTTAATACTTCGCAAGCCACTACTACTACGTTTAATACTACAAGAGAATCGGGTACGGTTTATGCTACTTCATTAACAACTTCAACAGTTTATAATACAAGTAGAGCAACGGATACTACGATATTAACGGGACATGTGACTACCTTTGCAACTGCAACGGGAACTCAAATATTTGAAAGAATAACTGCCAGTTCAGCAGGAACTATATATGATACTGAAGTGTCAAGCGCTACAGATTATGATGCTTCTTACTGGGATGGCTCAAAATGGAACTAACATGGCGAAAGACACAAATAAAGACAAAGGCTTTAGAAGGGATAACACCCAAGGGAATGTTACCCCTGAATATGTAAATAGAAAAATGGAGGGCATGATGGCAGCTCTCTTTGATACAATAGAAGATTTTGAAAATAGAACAAAAGTCTTAGAACAACAAGTTCACGAACTTAAAAAGAGAGAAAGAGATGGCAGCTAACGGAAGAGCTGCAAAATTAGATGCTCTTTCCATAAATGAAGAATTAGGTGATTTACCTACTCATTATATGAAGTCGGGCAGTACAATGAGACCTAAGTCTCAACTGCAAGAGCTAAATAAGTTTAAGCACTTGCTTATACCAGAGAAGTACAGAGGAAGTCCTTTTGAGTATGATCTTTGGTATAATACTAATGAGAATATGACTGTTAGATCTTGGTTGTATACAGACTTTTTAAGTAAAGCAATTTATATAAGAGTAAATAGTGTAATAATAAATAATAGATTGATGAGCAATCTTGCAGATGATTCAGAAATAATAATTGATGAAGATCGAATAGAAAAAATCATCAAAAACCTAGAGAATAAATATGTGTTACAATGGAACACAGAATTTTATGACAAGGTTATCTTCCCACCAGGAAGCAATTTGATACAGAAAAATATAATGAATTGGAAAAAGATGGACGCTTTAGTAGAAGATGGCTATGTAATTAAGCCTCATCCTATAACTGCCCATCTCTGGATAGCAAAGATGAAAGGGAGATACGGGGAAGATAAAATTTTAAATAAAAAAGCAGGAGGATTTGAATTACTTTTGAATTGTAAAGAGTTGGCTATATGTCCAAATAGCGAAATGGGACTAATAGGATTACTTTTAGGAAAAAAGATTTCAACAGTAGCAATTCCAGTAAAAGCAAGAGAAAAAAACCATCTTACTTATGAAGCGATTTATCAAGCAGTGGCAGGGCATAAAGAAGGTTCAGGAACTGCTTTAAGAAAGATACTATCAAGTAGGCGATCAGGAATTATATTTAATTTTGATCCTGATCCAAAGGAAAGATTACAAAACTACTTAGATAATTTTTGGGAATATACATTAACGACATGATTGATATAGCAATAAATACACAAGAGCTGAACACTATGTTCACACTTTCGTCTCTACTTGACAAAGCGGAGAACTTTCGCCTGCATCTCTTTACCTCACCCCAAACTTGGGATAAAATGACTCCTGTCCATAGATGGGCATTAGCTAATTTTAGAGAGGTACATATTTATCAAAGTGCTTGGCAAATTAAAGGTTCTCTAGCAAAGGGACACGGACCGCAAACTCAATCAAGAATGATACTACAACTAAAAAACCATTGGAGCCATAAGTCTCATGATATGCAAAAAGTTTTAGTTATGGATCATACTCCACGCATATTTAATCAAGCCACTCTAGATAAAGGACAACTACCCACTATTGCACAAATGGGCGAAAAGATTGCCTACTTTGGAAAACAATGGACTTATTTAGATCATCCTATGTTTAAAAACTACTATGATATATTAGATATTCCAGCAACGGAAAAAGATCACGATGCTAGTCTTATACTTCTAGACTGGAATAAAATAGATAAACTGGATTATAGAAATTTCTTTAAAAATGGAAGGGCAACACGTCATCCGAAGATAAAACCTCGTATGAAAGTTTCACCATCTGGTCGTCAGTTGGAGTCTGCTGGTACATGGCATCATGATCCAGATTCTTTTATTCTTTCTACAACTAATAAAGATTTATTTTCTTCATTCTATAATATAGGGGTTGGAATGGCTCCAACTTATTTTAATGGAAAAGTAGATGAACTCTTTTTAAGGGAAGCTCTCGGACCAAAAGACGCAATCAACTGTAATATTATGTTACGGAAAGCGTATACAGTTCAATTGAAAAGTATGCCTATGCTTTGGAGTCCTTATTGGAACGTACCAACTTTATACTTCTTAGCAATGCCTTGGGATCTATGGGCAAAACAGATAGACAATATACCTCTTAATCTGAGAGGAGCTGCTATCTGTGATAATTTATTAGATAAAGCAGAGAGACAGAGAAAAATGATTGAATCTGTCACTAAAGCTGGGTATCTATTCGGTAAAATATAATGGAAGGATTAGTAATTTTAATACTTTACTTAATAACTTTCTTTTGGTTATTTTAAGATGTTCAAAAGTCTAGCTTTTATTCTAAAGCTAATTTCTATTCAGATGAAACCAGGCAATTACGATACTGCCTTTCTAGCCATATTTATTCGTCACTTCAATAAAACCTCACTCGATAAAACTATGATCGTCTGGTCTATGTCACCTACTGGAAAAAGATATTTGAAAGGAGATAGTATTATAACTAATGTTTCACAGTATAAAAATACAGAGAATACTTTGGCTAGCGAATACTTTGAGTTTGTAAATAAATACTATTATGGAAAGTTGAGTGATCTTGTTCCTACGCGTAGTGAAGATGCTAAACTAGATGAAGCTTTTCGAAAGTTTATTGCAGATATTCATGACTTTACTCATGTACTTAGTGGTTATCCGCCCGATCCTATAGGAGAGCTATTAAGAATTGAATATGGTAAAGATTTTGAGGGTAATGGTTGGAAAGTTCTCAGTCGTGTTGGAAAAATGCGGATATTCTTTAATGGAATAAGAGAATGGTATTCCTGTCGACCTCTGTACAAAGAAGCCCGTCAGATGGGTAAAATGTCAAAGAATTATATATTTGCAGATTGGTTCAATATTCTAGGTGAGGATATCAATAAAGTTCGCGAAAATCTCAACACCCTTCCGACAACTAAATACCACTGGAAAAGTACTTAAAACTCTAAGACTTCTTCCTTCAAATCAGAAAGAATAATCCAATTTATCAATCCTTTTTGCTTTAACTCTAAAGCATACTCTCTTTCTATATCTCCACGATGCGGGGTTTCATGATGTTTATTGTGAGGTAAATGCCAACTTTGTGGTTTTGCACGACCTACATTAACTGGAAAGTATTTTGCAAAGAAATCAAATCCTATCAAGGTTAAACTTTTCCAATTATTCGCTTTTCGTATTAACCAAAGTAAAGTAATAAAACCGTTGGACGGACGTCCATAATTAGGTACAGTTTTATTTTTCATTCCAAGTAGATCCGCCTTTACACTTTCTGTAATAGTATTTTTTCTTGATCTGGTGTCCACAAATTTAAACTCATCATAAATATCAAGAATTTGATTATCTGTAAACATTGTATAAAAGTCTTTTAAATAATACGGCTCTCGGGGAGTTTTCATATACATTCGTGTTCTATTAAGTAGTATAATTGGAACAGTTTTAATATGTGGCATTTTGATCATATTCTCTCTTAGGAATCCAGTGCACCATACGTCTGTTCTAGTACCAATAGCTTTCATATTATCTTCTAACCCGTCGGGGTTTGGAATCCCTCTACCCATACGAATAATTACATCATGGGAATCAATAAATTTTCCGTGTTCATAGTTTAACATTTCTACCGAATTGCCTACTAAGATAATATTTTTGTTGTAGAATTGATCCATTAGTGTCTTAATAACTTCCATATATTGTTCCATTCATCCGCATAGGGAGTATCTTCATAGCCTTCAAGCCATGGACCTCCGTCTGTGAAATGAACTGCTTTTGGGTTAGGGAAACTATAGTAACCTACAAGAGCATTAAAACTTGCGGGGAGACTTCCTATTTCTTTGGTTGTCCATGAAAAACCATGCAAATCACCCGCTGGGGCTGCAGATACACTTGTTGGTGTTAATCTGGTTGCCCCTGCACAATTTATATACATTAAACTAGACCAGTATTTTCTTTCATAAGGTCTGTTTATTTTGCCATCCATTTTAGTTTTATTTTTAGTAACTAAGTTAGGGTGTTTAACGACATGAACATCATGTTTACTCTGTTTAAAATGCGTTAATTCCTGTGGATCGCTCCTCCATAAAAAGTCTCCATCACAAAAGAGAGCATATCCTGTATAGTTACATAGAAAAGGTACTAAAAAACGGGTAAAGGCAAACTCAGTAGACTCGCCTTGATAGGGTCTACGGTAATGTCCTGCTTCTATTAGTTCTTCTTTTACTAGAGGTTGGATCTGGTGTGAGGTATTAAATCTTTCAATAGAAGCTTTGCACACTTCGTACATTTCTGGGTGTGCGCTTTCATATCCTATAAAGATTTTCACTAATCACCAGATGCTTCGTCTGTAAATTCTTGATCTGTTCCGTTTAATTCTTTACCCAGTTCGTTAATGTAAGCCTGTCTGCCTGTTGTAAGAATAGCAATTAAATTTTGTAATTTTGCTATTTCTTGGTCAGCAACTTGTACATGCCCCATAACGACTCTATGCTGTTCGCTTAAACTGTCTATATTATGGACTACTCCATCAATAGTTACAGTTGCTGTCATTTGACTTTGGGTTGGTTGTTGTTCTTCACTCATTTGAATATATCCTGCCAATTTCCTTGTGTACTAGCCTTCGCATACTCGGTAGCACGGTTTTCAAAAAAGTTGGTATGCTCAACTGCGTTTAATTGATAATCAATCCATGGTAGTGGATTAACTTTTGTATGAAAGATATTCTTCATACCAAGTCCAAGTAGTCTACGACCTGCTATAAATCTGATATACTCTTTAACATCTTCTTTAGTTAAATCAGGTATCTCAGCTTTTTCAAAGCAAGTATCAATAAAGTTATTTTCTAACTCTACTACTCTTTCTGCAGCACAATAGATTTCATACTTCAGTTTGTCATTCCATATCTCAGGATTTTCTTGAATGAAAGTCCTAAATAATCTTGACATACTGTCTACATGAAGTGACTCATCACGTACACTCCAAGTTATAATTTGTCCCATACCTTTCATAAGGTTATGTCTAGGGAAATTTAATAGTATTGCAAAACTACTAAACAATTGTACTCCCTCTGTGAAACCACTATAGACAGCTAATGTTTTAGCTATCTCATGAGGACTTTCCATATTAAAGTCAGTCAAGTACTCATGTTTATCTGCCATTTCTTGAATCTTCATAAATTCTTGGTAAATTTCTTCTTCTTTGCCAAGAGTATCAAGTAACAAGGCATAGGCTTCCATATGAACAGCTTCCATTCCTGCAAAAGCGGATAACATCATTCTTACTTCTGGTTGCTTGAATGTAGGCAAAAAATGCGTAGCATATCCACTAGCTACATCTACATCAGCTTGAGTAAAGAACCTAAATATATTATCTATAAGTCGTCTACTTTCTATTGGAAGTTTTTCTCTATAATCTCTGACGTCATCTTGCAGATTTACTTCATCTGGCATCCAATGCATTTGCTGTTGTGTCTTATAGGCTTGAAAAGCCCAGTCATATTTAAAGGGTTTGTAATAATTTCTTTCGTCTAATAAGCTCATATCAACCTTCACACGCTAAACAATCTGATTGTTCAAATAAAATTTCTCTTTTTACTAGATCAGATACTACATCCGCTCTGGATATAGCTTCACTTCTTAAATAATAAAGAGTTTTTAAGTTCTTAGCCCAAGCAAGCATATGTACATTATGTAGATCCCCCTTATTTACATCAGGTGGAAAGAATAAGTTTAAACTTTGCGATTGACAAATATACTCTTGTCTATGAGCTGCGTGGTCTATAATCCATGATTGATTTATTTCAACTGCTGTTTTAAATACGTTCTTTTCCCATTCCGAAAGGAAGTTTAAATGTTGCACACTTCCTTTATTTGTTACTATACTTTTCCAAGTCTCGTCAGTATTCATATCATAACTGTCTAAAACCATTGATAAAAATTTATTTTTCATAAGGTTAGATCCAGACTTTGTTTTCTGATTAAAAGCATTAGCACGGAAAGGTTCTATACTAGGACTTGTATTTCCACATATAATACTAGAACTTGCATTTGGAGCTATAGCTAAAAGGTGTGCATTTCGTACTGTACAAGTATCATCATCAGGGCAAGCGCCTTTTTCTACTGCAAGTTTTCTTGTTGTTTTTGAGGCTTCTCCTTTAATATGTGCAAATATCCTTAGATTAGCACCTGTCGCTTGTGCACTTTCAAAAGGAATATTATTCTTTTGTAAGAACGCATGAAATCCCATTGCACCAAGACCTAAACTTCTTTCCCGCATAGCAGAAAATCTTGCTTTACGTAGTTGTTCTGGTGCTTTTTCTATAAAATCAGTTAAAACATTATCTAACATTCTAATTAGATCTGGAATGAAAGCAGGGTGCTGACTCCACTCGTCGTAATACTCTAAGTTTACGCTAGAGAGACAACACACTGCAGTTCTTTCTTCATCGGTAGCAAGTGTTATTTCAGAGCAAAGATTACTATGGTTTACCTTTAAACCTTTGCTTTTTTGAAAGTCTGGTAATTCTGCATCAACGGCGTCTTCAAACATAATGTAAGGCTCCCCTGTTTCCATTCTGTTTTGCAACAGTTTGACCCACAAGGTTTTAGCACTAACTGTACGCTTTACTCGTCCTGTGTGAGGGTCGCGAAGATCCCAGCTATCGTCATAAGAAGGATACTTTGTGGAATTGTATATACACTCCATAAAACTATCTGGAACCACGACACCATGATGTAAATTAGTAGACTTCCTGTTAACATCGCCACCAGTAGGCTTCCTAACATCTAAAAATTCCTCTATTTCAGGGTGGTCTATGCGTAGATATGCAGCGTAACTTCCTCGTCTAGTTATACCTTGACTAAAAGCTAACATTTCTGCATCTACGACTTTTACGAAAGGTATTACACCAGTAGACTCCGAGCCTTTAGATGTAGGCGTCCCCTGTGAACGCACATCACTCCAACCTCCACCTATTCCCCCTCCGAAAGAGGAGAGAAAAGCATTCTCTACATAATGGTCTGTAATACCCTCACGGCTATCGTCTATGTAATTTAAAAAACAACTAATAGGTAATCCACGATTAGTTCCTCCATTTGATAAAATTGGAGTTGCAAACATGAACCATAAGTTACTAACGTAACTATATAATCTTTGTGCGTGATTCGCGTCATCAGCAAAAGCCTCAGCCGCACGCGCGAACGCTTCTTGCGGTGAGTTCTCTCCCGCGACCATATACCTATCTTTCAAAGTTGCAAGTGCAAACTCATCGAGTAGGCTATCCCTGCTATAATCAATTTTTACTGACATAATTCCTCACTAATTTTATTATTTCTGATCGTCGTCCCAGTACTTGCGCATCAGGGTCGTATGAAAGATCCATTAACTCTATATTAGTTTCTAGGGCTTCAG